TATCAAACATGGTCAATCGTATGAGGCAGACGATGGTTATCACGATGATTTAATCACTCCACTAATTCACTTATCATATTTTTTTAGTAGGAAAAATTGGGTAGAGGATTGGTTGGATTCTGATTTTATTAGAAATGATAATAAATTATCAAAAATGGAAGAGGAATTAATGCCATTAGGATTTTACAATGATGGTAATGAAAGTTTTTCAATGGATGATGATTTAGAAATTATGTAAAGAGTAAATACTATTAAAGAAAAAACTAACATTTAATTATAAAGGAGAAATAAAAATGGGATTTTATCTTAGTCCGAGTGTCAATGTGCGCGAAATCGACCTTAGCACAACCATACCCGCAGTTGCAACTTCAATTACGGGTATGGTTGGAAAATTTGGTTGGGGAGCATGTTTTGAACCTGTTGCAATTACAAATGAGAGAAACCTAATTGAAAATTTTGGAAAACCAACTAGCATTAATTATGAAGATTGGTATTCAGCATGGAATTTTCTACAGTATGGACAAAATCTTTTTGTTGTTCGTGCTGTTGATGATACAACTGCCAAAAATGCTGGTCTAAAAGGTATGGATACTCTAGCCGTTGATAGTACCCCTGTCACTGTTTCTCAAGAAGCCTATATTCCAAACAGTGATGCGGCAGTTGAATTTACCACTTCTTTCCTAGCTAATGAAAAAATTCATGTTCTTGGCAAGTATCCCGGTTCATTTGGTAATACTCTAAAAGTTGCTGTGTGCAATTTTAATGATTTTGAAACGGCTGAAGTTGTAACGGGTGTTAATTTTTCTGCAATTTTTGATTATGCACCACAAAACACAAATCAATTTGCTCTGGTTGTTCTTGATGAAGATGATAATATTCTTGAACAATTTCTAGCATCATTTGATGAAACTGAGCAAGATGCAAATGGTAACAATATTTTTGCAGAAAGTTTTATTAATCGCCGGTCAAAGTATATCAATATCTTTGTTGATACTACAAATACTGATACTCTTGAAAGTTTTCTAGCAACATCATTAGGTGGTGGTGTTGACGGTAATCCTACAGATGGAGATATTACTTCTGGTTACGATCTATTTGCTAAGCCTTCAGACATTGATATTAATATTGTTATTGATGGTGCCAATACTTCTGCCACTATTCAACAATATATTATTGACAATGTATGTGAACTTCGTAAAGATTGTATTGCAATTCTATCTGCGACTAAAGAAGATTGTGTTGGACAAGCTACCGAATCTGCCGCAGTAGATGCAATTAATACATATAGGACTGAAACCCTTGCTAGAAGCTCATCTTATGCCGCTTTCTACGGAAACTGGAAAATGCAGTATGATAAATATAATGATAAATATCGCTGGATTCCGTTATCAGGTGATGTTGCTGGTATTCTTGCTTATACTGATGATGTGCGCGATCCTTGGTTTGCTCCTGCTGGTTATAATCGTGGTCTAGTTAAAAATGTTGTGAAATTCGCAATTAATCCTGATCTTGGAATGCGTAATCTTCTATATAAAAATGGGGTTAATCCAGTATTTATGGATAGTGGGGAGCCTGTTGTTCTAGGACAGAAAACACTATTACGCAAACCTTCAAGTTTTGATCGTATTGATGTGCGTAGATTGTTCATTGTTCTTGAAAAGGCGATTAGCACAAGTTCAAAATATTTCCTCTTTGAGAAAAACAATAGTTTTACCCGTAGACGTTTTAAAGGGATGGTTGAACCTTTCCTTAAAGATGTTCGTGGTCGCCAAGGTATCTATGATTTCCGTGTTGTCTGCGATACTACAAATAATACCGGCGAAGTTATTGATAGGAATGAATTCGTTGCCGATATTTATATCAAAGCACAGCGTTCCGCAGAATTCATTGTTCTTAACTTTATTTCAACAAAAACGGGCGTTGATTTCAATGAACTGATTGGCTAAAAGTTTTAATGATTTCTGAAATTTAATTTGTTATGATTTGGGAAGGTAAAATTATTTACCTTCCCATTTTTTATTTGAGTAAATAATTAAGATAGTAAATATACATATGAAAAACTAACTTTTAAATTTATATAAAGGAGAAAAACACATGAGAGTTGATGATTTTAAATCGAATTTTATCGCAGGGGCTAGGCCAAATCTCTATCGTTTCGAGATTCAGGATATTCCCGAAAAACTAACCTTTCTTGCTAAATCCACACAAATGCCGGGGGCAACTGTTGGGACGATTGAATATCCATTTCTAAATCGTAAAATTAAACTTGCTGGTGATCCTACGTTTGAAGATTTGACTGTAACCATTTCTCTTGACACTGATTTTGCTGTTAAAAATGAGTTGGAAGAGTGGCTTGCTTCTATCAATAAAAATGATGAAGTGACCGGGGCAGAAAACATTAATGATTATAAAAAGGAAGCAACTATTATTCAGCTTGACGCAAAGGGAAGTGAAATTGCTGAATATAAATATGTCGGTCTTTATCCTAACAACATGGCACCTGTTGAAATGAGTTTTGAAACTAATGACACTGTTTCAGAATACACAGTAACTTTTAGTTACGATTATTGGGAGCGTGTAAGTTAAACAATTTTAAAAATTAAATAAAAACCTAAAACCCCTAATTGCTTTTAAGTAAATATAGATAGACTTAAAAACATTTAGGGGTTTTTTATGCGTATAGATACATTTTTATCACAAGTGAAAGATTTTTATCGGCCAAATTTATTTAAGGTACATTTCGATGTTCCAAATTTGAATTTATCAAACTTAGAAAAAATTCAAAATTTTGTGAGGACTGCTAATTTTCCATTTCACACATTTGAAAAAACTGATTCATTCTACAATGGAAAATCGCATGGCTCAATCCATAAAGTTGATTATGATCCTATTCCAATTACGTTTAATCTCGATACAGAAAATCATGTTAAAAGATTTTTTATCGAATGGAGTAAATTGATAATGGATGAAAATAGAAATTTTGGATATAAGGATGATTATGTGGGGAGAATTACAATTATATTGTTAGATAGAAATGGTAATGAAAAGGCCGAAGCAGTTTTAGAAGATGCTTATCCACTAAATATTGATCCTGTTAGTTTGTCATATGATGAAAATGATAGTATTAATCAAGCAACTATATCATTTTCATTTTCAAGTATTGTATACAATTTAAAATAATTAAAAGGAGAATGCGAGAATGAGTTTACCAAAGATTGAAACAACCCCTATTCACACACTAAAATTGAAGGTTATGGATGAAGTTGTAAAGTATAAGCCTTACACCATTAAGCAAGAAAAAGGGTTTATAACAGCTTTAGAGGGTGATGAAAAAAATGATGTTATTGCTAATTTTGAAGAGATTATCAAACAGTGTATTTTAAATGATATTGATTTTAAAAAACTTACGATTGTCGATTTTCTTTATTTAGCTGTCAAAATTCGTGCAAGTTCTAAAGGCTCAATCATTGAATTGAAACATAATAAATGTGATGAATGCGGAAAACCGTTTGAGTTTGAAATTGATCTTGATGAACAATTAAAATATAAAAATGAGGAAAAGAGAAGCGTGGTATGTGATGTGACAGATGATTTAAAACTAGAATTGCAACCAACTGCATATCAGTTTATGTACGAATACGATAATATGCAGGATGAATACGATCTTTATATTAATAGTTCTGCATATTCAACCAAAACTGTGTTTTATAAGGATGAGATTTATAAGGAATTTAGTATTGACGAATTGAAAGAAATGATTTCAGAAATGACGGAAGATCAAATTAAAAAAATCTTCAAAACCAGTGATGAATTAATTGGGGTTTATCTTAATATTGATGCAGTTTGTCCACATTGCAAACATAAGCATGAAGAAAAGGTTGACGATTTTTTAAAGTTCTTGAGTTGATTGTAAGTTATAAGAGTATAATTTCTTATTATACTGATTTATTTGATATGAAATATTATGGGAATTTTTCGTTATTTGAGATAGACAATATGCACCCTTATGAATTTGAAATTTATTCAGCACAGCTATACAAAAAATTAGAGGAACAAAAAAATGGCTGAGACTAACACATTAAAAAATGATTTTTTCGATGTTGTCAATCACCTAAAAAAACAGCGTGAGGAAAGTGGTGCGCTTAAAAAGACGATTCGGGAACAAGCGGAGATTGATCGAAAAGAGCGCAGAGAAAATACTAAAAAAATTGTTAAAAATTCTACAAAATCAAGATTTGATAGTGCTAAAAAATCACTCGGAAATGTGATGGATTTTAAAAGTATTTTAAAGCCGGGATTTTGGGTTAAAACTGCGGGTATGGTAACAGAAACACCAGCTTTAATGCTTTTAGGAGATAAATTAGATTCTCTTACTAATAAATATGGCGAGTATCGTGAAGCCACAAAAAGTTCCAATGAGAAAATTGCAGATTTATTAAAGGGTGAAAAAGTATCTCGCAAAACTCAAAAAGAAGCATTGGTTAAACTTTATAATACCACTTCTAATGATACTGATAAAATTAAAAAAGTATTGTTAGAAAGTGGTGTTAAAAATAAAGAAGTGTTTGAACAAATTGTTAATATTAAGAAACAAAATGAAAATTCTTTATTGAGTGATAATGAAGATCAGGTAGAACAATTAAAAGAGCAGGGCAAGAACGATAAGGAAATTATCACAATTTTGAAAGATCAGAAAGGCATTCTTAATAATATAGAAAAACAATTTTCTGATGTAGAACAAGTAGATCAGGTAGATCAGAAAGGCATTCTTAATAATATAGAAAAACAATTTTCTGATGTGAATACTGATGATGAAAAAGAAATAATTGTAAAAACAGAAGAAAAAAAGAATGCTTTAGGATTTCTTGATGAAGGTAAAGAAGAAAAGCAAAATAGAATTCAATTGAGGCAGAATGAACTTCTTGCCGAACAATTGGAAGTTTTAAAAGATAATAATAAAAAAGAAAAAAGCCCTATTAAAACATTACTAGGTCTTTTGGGTATTGGAATGATTGCTTTTGCCAGTGAACTAAAGAAAAGTTTGACGGCTATGTATAAGCCTTTTGTGAATACTTTTAAATTTATATTTGGTAAAGATTCTAAATTGATTAAAGGCTTAAAATTCCTAAAAAATAAACTCAAGGTATTGAATTCTGTTGGCAATTTTTTCAGTAAAGAATCAAAATTGGTAAAAGGGTTTATTGCATTTAAAGGACATATTAAAAAACTTTCTTCAATTGGTGATTTTTTTAGTAAAACATTCTCAAAAATTATGAGTAGTCTGAATGTTCTTAAAGGTAATTTAAATAATTCCATTAAAGCACTTTCAAAAATGCCGGGAGGAAAAATCGCTAAATTGATCGGTGGCCTTGCCGGAAAACTTATTATACCGTTTCAAATGGCGTACAGAGTCATTACTGAAGTGTTTAATGCTGATACCATTAGAGATAAAATTTTAGGGGCTTCAGCGGGAATTTTGAGCGTTATGTTAGAAATCCCTCAGATGATTGCTAATGGTCTTTTGAGGCTGTTTGGTTCTTCAATGCGTTTTGATTTTTCGGCCCAAAAAATTATTGATGCAACAAATAAAATAACGGATATGGTGTTTGATAATATTACTGTTCCGGTAATGGATTTTTTAACTTCCCTACCCGATTCCATTGAAAAAATGTTTAAGATGGTTAAAGATTTTTTAGCAAAACCAATTGATTTTATCAAGGGATTTTTTAGCAATGATGATGAACCTGAAAAATTAGTTGACTCTTTAGAAGATCAGGGCGCGATTGATAAAAATATGATTGGGAATTCAGAAATAAAAGATTGGGATAAAATTTCTCAATTGCGATCAAAAGAAATTGGTAAAATTGCAGATTATGATGATTGGGATGATAAAACTCTTGAGAGGCTTGAGAAGATAAAAGCCGAAAAGGAGGAAAAGGAAAAAATTGTAGCAACCCAAAGAAGAAAAAGAATGGAAGCTACTAATGAAAGAATTAAAAATAATACTGAAAATTATAAAGCTAAACCTGATGATGAAAGTTATATGGATAGAATTAGGGAAGTGAAAATGCGCGAAGATGATAAGCGAAAAGAAAATCCTCAAACACAGGAAAATAATAATAACAATATGCAATTTAATAACAATAGCAGTAATGTTATTGTGCAGGATGATATGGACACAAAAACAGACGATATAGCCTATCAACGTGCGGCGTTTTCATTTTAAGGAGATATAATGTTAGGACACAACCATTTTTATTGGAATATATTAAGAAAATATGTGGTCGCTTTTTCAAAAATTGTGGATGATATTCATGTATTGCGTACCGAAAATGATGGAACCGTAGTAAAAGATATTAAAGTTCCTCTAACGTATGCGGCCAAAACAAAACTATTTTATTATTTACAAAGAAGTGACGATCAGAGTGTGTCTATCACACTACCAAGAATTTCATATTTAATTACTGATATGCAACCCGACCCCGAAAGGCGTAAACACCGATTAAATGAGAGGGTTTATAAAACACAGGAAGGCGAAGAGAAATTTTTATTTGATGGTTCTCCGTGGGACTTTACCATTAATTTAGGAATTTGGACAAAATATTATGATGATATGCTACAAATCGTTGAACAGGTTTCTGCATTTTTTGATCCAGAATATGTCGTGACCATTAAAGAAATTCCAGAATTGGGAGTGACAAAAGACGTTCCTATTGTATTAAATTCTGTCACGTTTGGCATGGAAACAGAATTTGGGGAAGAAAATAATAGAACACTTATTACGGATATGACGTTTACGCTTAAAGGATGGCTGTATAAGCCAATTTCAGATAGTAATGTTATCCACCATATCAAGAATAACTATTACGATAAAGACACGCAAGAAGAGTTGTTAAAAATGTCTATTGATTACGATGAATTGACCGAAGAAATTACACAGACTGTTGAATAAAAAATTGGGTTAGCAAAAATGCTAACCCAATTTCTAGTTAAAAATTGAGGTTAATAATACTTTCCCCATAGATAATTTTCGATACCGATTTACCATCTTCCGTTGTTTCAATTTCCACTTCATTGCCATTTTCAAGAGTAACGATAACAGGTGAGTTTTCAGATTTGACACAATTCATTTAAGAACATACCTTTCAAGCAAATAACAGTGTTAAATAACAGTGTTAAAGATTTAGTGCAATATCTACAACCTCAAAGACATTTCATTTTCTTATACGCGCCTCCATTCGATTAGTGTTATCAACAATGTAAAGATACTTTACTCTATCGAATTGAGAATGTAAAGAGAAATGTTAAACTAAATTTTTAGATTAATTTTTGCATAAAAATAGGGATTTAGGTTTAACACCAAATCCATTAATTAAAATTGTGTCGTTATCGTTTTTTGTTATGCGTTATTTGCTATCTTTTGAGTATTATTCTCATATTCATATTTTATAATATTACTCATTTCGATAGCATCTTTTCTCAATTCCCTGAGATTGTAAGGATATTGTTCTATTTTCAACAGCATTTTGTTATCAATCCCAAATTTCTCGTACCTCTTTCGTACATCCATCAATTTTTTGATTTTTTCTTCATCAATCGTTTCGATTTTATTATCGTTCAGTTGTTCATTGATATGATGGATATTTTTTAATATTTCTTTCATTTCTTTCATGTTGAAATTGAGTATGTCTTTGCCGTAGAATAGAGCATCTTCATAATTCTCAATCGGATAATCAGGAACCACACTGAAAAATTTGACAATGGCGATAAGATCGTCCCGTTTCTCAGTGCCGATCAGGGAATTAGCGGCAAAATTGTATTTCAGAGGCAATTCAAACCCGTAACAACCATGTTTTTGCAGATCATAGGAATGTTCGGCAACAACATCTTTCATAATTTCAGCATGTCCGTGTGGCCTTGCATTTTTCCAGTACCCGCTAATAATTTCAGATTTGAAGATGGTGTTAAAAAGTAATGCCTGACGCTCATTCGCAAATACAATTTTTTTGTTCATGACGATTCCCTTCCTGCTGTTTGTTGAAGAACAACAACACACATTCACATTAATAACACTCCTTTTTTAATTGTCAAATATCGAGTATTCGATTACATAAATGATCTTTTACATTTCCAGTTAGTAAATACACTATAGCTAGGTTTTATTTAATAGTAAAGAAAAATTTCTATTATTTTTGTTTAATTTAAAATATGTAGTAATTTAAAGGAGTTGTAATATTATGGCACAGAAATTAAGAGGAATCGAAGAGAAACTAGATATAGAAGCCCCCGATGAATTCGAGTATGAAGAGTTAGATATTGTATTTGGGAATGAAGATGAAGATAGAATTTCTGACTATATGTTTATCAGAAAAAGATTGCTTAATGCTATCAATCTAGGAGATATGATTCTTAAAGAATCCTTAAAAGAATTAAAATCGGCCCCCACGCCTCGCATGACAGAGGCAAGTTCAACCATTCTTAAAACGATTGTGGATTCGTCAAAAGAATTGTTTAATATTCATGAGAAATATCGTAAAATTAATCATGAGGCAAATAGTAGTAAAGGTGGTGGAACTGAAGAGGGTGAAGAGGGGAAAGTTAAGGCACAACTAAGTGAAATTTTAAAGAGTATTGAAAAGTAAATGGCTAGGGGAATCTCCCCTAGCCATTGTTATTATTAATCAAATTCGTCTAGCATATCATCGAAATCGGAATCATCAAAACCGTCTAAATCATCCATAACTCCCATATCATCATCTGCCGGTTTCTTTTTCTCTTCCTTTTCCACCGTCTTTTGTTTCGGGGTTTCTTTTTCAGGTTTCGATTCTGGTTCTTCAAAATCATCCCCATCAAAAACATCGTCCAGATTTTCGGTTGATTTTTCTGATTCAGAATCATCATTGAGTTTACGTTTGACTACTCGATAAAGAGATTTTTTCAATTCGTCATAACTTTTAACTTTACTGCGATCAGTCCATTCTTCCAGACTGTGTAGATTGTTCCATACTTCTTCAAATTTATCTTCATCACACGCAATGCCTGTTTTTTCGAGAAATGAAGAGGATGAATAATCGGCATCACGCTTACCAGCATTATCAATTTTTAATCGAAAATCAGCTCCCTCTTCCATACAGAAAATATTAATTGGTTCATCAAGTTCGGATTTGGGATAAAGTTTCTCGTTAATTTTCTTCATGATTCCCATACCAAATTTATAAATAAAAACTTTACCTTCAGCATCAGAATTATGAGGGTCACGCTTTACTAGAATATTCGCATAATGATCGGTTTTGCGACCATATTTTCCGGTTGCTTTTTTAACATCATCCTCTTTCATACCCTGTTCAAATAGTTCTTCACGCAGAGAGAAAAAATACTCACAAGCTGGACAGGCTAAATCTTTTCCATCTTCACCCTGCCAGTTTGTAAGGCATGGCTCGATATAATATTTATTTCCTTCCTGAATGAAATGATGAAAGTGTTTAACTACAGGCTCATTTTCCATATTGGGCTGTGGTAGAAAACGAATCAGGGCTTCAGCAAAATTAGCTTTATCTGGTGTTGGTTTCCACAGACGGTCATCGGCAAAGCTAGGCTTTTCGTCTTTAATCTTGTCCGTGGCTTTTTTCAGTTTTTCTTTCTGCTTCTTATACTCAGCAAAATTCATACAATCAATCTCCTTTTAGTCTAAGTTGTTCGAGTTTTGAAATTAAATATTCTGCGCTATATTTGGGATAATCATCATTATCTAAAGGAATCACATCTTCAGGTTCGTGCATATAATGTTCGTTTTTCCAAATTCTAAATATTTCGATTAGTTCACTTTTTGTAACCGAAAATTCTTCTTCCATTAACTTTCCTTTCGTGTTTTGACTGTTAGTTTTTTAACGGGTTTGTTATTTACTTTCCGACCAGATTTGTTTCGTGTATATTCCTTTTCCTCAAATTGACACACATGAAACTTTTTTAGTAGGTGTGGGATATAAGGTTGACCACATTTTTTACAAATTGTACGTTTATGTGGAGGCAGTTTTTTGCCGATTTCGATCATGTTTTCGATTAGATCAGTAAGGCGAAGTTTATCGTCATTTTTAATTTCATCTTCGACCTCAGAAATCATTTTTTTCATATTTTCTTTTTTCAATTCTGGATGTTGCTTTTCAATTTCTTCAACTTTCTCGATCAGTGAACCAAGATAATTTGATTCCTCACCAGTAAAATCATTTGTACGTTCTTGCATGTTTTCTCCTTAGATTAGGGTTTTAAAGAATTGTTTCCAATCAATTTTAGAAAAGTAAGGTAGCACAATTTTGTAATAATCGACCCAAATTTGTTCAATTTTTTTAAATTTTTCTTCTTCAATTATATCAAGGGTTTTAGTATCAATCCTATTATGTATGTTGAACGCAATATTAAATGCGATTAAAGAATGGACTGATATTTTTTCCTTTTCGTATATTTTTAAAACGGGCGGGAAACCCCGTTTAGAAAAAAAGAATTGTTTGAGTTTCAAGCCTTTTGATTGACAGAAATTTAGAATATTAATAAAATCTTTTTCTACAACTTCTTCCAAATTATTCAACTCGTATTCGTATGTTTTATAAAGTTTAAAATCATCGGAAAAAATATCAGTCACATAGTAGTTAGATTTTTTAATCCAATAAAAAGCAAACAGTTTGATATAAGAATATCTTTTTTCAGGCAAATACTTTTCGATTTTTTGGAACAGATGGCCGCTTCGATTGCGATATTTATCATTCCATGATTTAACAAAAACCTCTCTCCGTGGCAATTTTTGTTCCATGACATTGTATTTGCCTTTGCCGAAATGCATTTTTGTTACTGTATTATAAAACCAAAAGGCTTTAAATCCCGTTTTTCTCATTCAAATAATTCATCAATAATTACAAAGTATTCTTTTTTACTCTGCTTCAAAAGATTGTTTTCTAAACATTCCCTTTTAAGCATTTCAAAAATATTCCTATCGCCCCTGATTAATTTAGACATTTCTTCTTCATCCATATCTCGTTCCCGCGAAATTTCTAAGATAATATCTATAATTTTAGAGGCTTTATCCTTACCCTTTCTTTTTAAAATTTCTAACTGAATATCGTGCATCAATCAACCTCGATTTCATCAAAATACTCTTTCTTTTTCTCAGGGAACATTACTTGTTGTCCCTCATTTTGTGAAATTCGATGCACTTCAATTGTGAGTTGTTTGTAAATGTCGTACTCCCCACTTTCCTTGTCTTTAATTTTTTTCGATTGAGTTTTAAGAAGTGTCCCTTCGATCACAAATTCACCTAGCGTTACAACAATATCATTATCAACCTGCTTGTCGATATTTTGTGCTTCATCAAGAGCGATCATAAATTCATATTTCATTACATTGTGTAGGGTGTCTTGCATTTTCATTCGATACTCCTTTTTGAAATTGAAAATTGTTATCGGAAAAGATTATTAAAATAAGTGCTACCAAAATTGTGCCTGATAGCACTTATTTTAATTTAATGCTCAAATAATATAATATAGAATAGTGAAGAAAACGAATCCCCAAATAATTATAGCTAATGCTTTATTTAGAGGCTTTTTGGAATGAATTTCGTAATCCATATCCTCAAGAATTGACAATTCTTTTTTGGTGTTTCTCAGTTCATCTTTAAGTTCATTGTAACGAATTTTCTTTTCGGCTCTTGTCATACCCATAATATTTTCTCCTTTTTAAAAGTTTACCCCGATGAATACTAGAAATACAAAAAAGAGAAATCCGAGAAACACATTAAAAAAATTTGTTGTCTTTACATCATCCATTTCCCTTTCAATTTCTTTAATTCTCTGTTTTTTCTCACTAATTTTTTCGTCAATTTCGCTTTCCCGATTCATTTTCTGATTGACAATCTCATCAATAGTTCCACTCATGATAATCTCCTTTCGCTTCGGGTTAAAAGATAATATTTGAAATAACCTTATCATAACAATTTTGATTTGTAAAGAGATAAATTAAATATATTTTCCTCTTTGCATACTCAGACCTTCAGACGATAAAATTTGATTAAAGAGTGATTGCAAAACTGCTTCTGCATCCATATCTTCAAAAATTTCATCAATTTTTTTAGAAAAGTCTAAGATAAAATTTGCCTGTTTGGTATAACCCGCTTTTTTAGTATCACAAAACTCCTTTGCATCTTCAGAATATTCTGCAATGAATGTCGCAATTTCTTTGTAAAAAATAATGAGTGATTCCTTAGACCAATATTCAATATTGGGAAGAGAAAGAATAAGTTGTGATAATACTGAATTGGGAAACCCGGTAATTTTATCTTTCTCATTATTTTTTACGACAATATAAGGTGGACAACCATCAGTATTTTTAAGTTTATTCATAACAAACCTTTACTTACGGGTAAATTTGAGAAATTTCGGGCCTTCTTTTTCAACAACAACTTCATTGAATTGGTCATCCGTCAATTTCTTCCTCAAATCAGACATATTGAATTTAGCGATTTGAAGAAATCCTTTTACTCCTAGATAATCTTTAATTTTAGCTTTTGCATTTTTAACCATTTCTGTTTTTGCTTTGTGAATAACTTTACAGGTAATAGTAATACCATTTTTATTTTTTTCACTATGTTCAAAAACTCCACTTTCTTCCATTTGCTTTTGTAGAATTTCTTTTTTCTGTTTGATTATCTCATCAATATTATTTTTTTCTGTTTCAAGAGCATCAATTTCAATAATCATTGCTCCAATATCATTATTTGTTTCAACATTTTCCTTTTTCTTTTTAGTCATATTACACCACCCTTTTTAGTTTTAGAAAATAAATACAATCAGTATGATCGAATTCTTCACCTTTATATTTCAATTCGGTACATTTCTGTTCCAGTTCACATTTTGCCTTTTCTTCACATAGATAACAGCAAATGTTTTCATCCAATCCGTTCTTTGTGCAATACGATCCTTTACAATACATCATTAATACTCCGTTGTTATGGTTAGAAAATAGTGTTCAAACGTCCAAATTTGCTTTCTGCTGAGTTTAAAATAAAATTGTGCGTGATCATACCTCCTTTATTTTAAAACTTGTCATAAATGAATGTAACAAGGTAATAACAAGCCACATAAAAACTAATACCGTAACAGACAGCGAAAAGATAACCAAAAATAAAATACCAATCAGGCTTTCCAGAATTTTTTTCATCCATTTTACTTTCCTTCAATTTTTGTTAAACTATCGGCTTCGTCTTTGTCAAACCTAACTTCTTGAATTATCGGGAGAAAAAGAGATTTTAAATCTTCTCCCTTGCGATTAATGACGGCATTGTATTTTACCCTTACTATTTTGTCAAGGTAAAAATTGGGGTCTATTGTCCGATCTAAATTAGATACGCCTCCACCTTCACGCATACCAGAACCAGTTTTAGTCTTTAACTGACTACAGGATGATTCGCAAACCAGTGAGCCAATCCAACCTTCTTTTTTCTTGTGTGGAATAAAACCAGTAACCCTCAAATCACACTCAAATTCCTCTTTCATTTTAACCGCATCATTAGAACGCTTATTCTCCCATTTGCCGTTAATGTTTTTTATGATTGCGCCTTCTTTACCTTTTTCTACCATTTTCTTATAAAAATCGCGCATTTCTTGTTCGTTATGAACAAATTCAGTATCAATGAGTTGAATTTTGTTTTTATATATTACATCATCTAATTCTAATTTTTCTTTTAACGAATTAAAACGATCTTCATACGCAATTTCACATAATTCATTATCTTCAAAATCCTTTAGTGGTATCATATCCCACAGATTAATAAATACAGTCTGTGCCTCGGATTTAGAAATTGTCCCTTGTACGGATTTATTTAAAATTCCGTTTGTTGTTTGGCGATCAAGAATATCAAATTCATTTTCATTCGCTGTTTCCGAATCAAAAATATCATCAATATTTGTCTCTAGGGGCTTATCCCAACAAAGTGCCTCCCCATCAAAAACAACATCTTTTCCGTCTGCCAGTTTAAAAAATTCGTGTTTTAGATGATCAAAAAGATGATATACATTCCCATTGCGGCTTCGATATTCGATAATATTTTCTGATGAACGTACAATAGCATTAAATCTAGCACCATCCGATTTTTCTTGAGCATATGCAGGAAATTTAATATTTTTGATACTTTTTTCGTTTTGTGAGGCACATAACATACACGGATATTCGGGAATGAGTTTCTTCCAAACACTATTCACCGTTTTAAATGATACGCCACAATTTAAATCTCTATTAATTATTTTCTCCAAAATTTTTGCATTTCTTGAAGAAACACTTTCCAAGAGACTCTTTAGAAAGTTAGTTCCTGCACGACCTGTCACTTTCCTATCTGATAGAAAGTTGAGTTTATTCATAGCCTCACAAAGAGATAAGAAATCAGACTCAGAAGGTGTATATTCAGGAATTTTTTTAATGTAAAAATTAATTTGTGGATTGAGTGTTAGAAATAGAATCTGTTTAAGAGTTTCTTCACCACGAGTACCTTTTAAATCTTCTAAATATTTCTTTTTAAATTTTGTCGAATTGTTGTTTGCCAAATCTTCAAAAATTTTCAAATACATTCATCGTTCTCCATGTTGAGTTAAAATTTATCTAAAGCAAAATTAAACATTTTCCACACAAACCACATAACCGACATTGTTACAATAGCGATAATGCAGTTTGAAACCCATGTAGCTACACGCTCTTTTTTCTCTTCGGTCATTTTGTGCCTCCCTTTAAGTGAGACAAAATAATACGACATTTAAATTTAAATGTCAATAGGAAATTTTCATCATGCCTTCAATATTAGTTATAAGAAAATCATCCCCTTTATCTAATCCAAGTGCTGTTTGTTTGCAAACAACTTCATTTTTATAAATAAAATGAACGACTGTTTCATCATTTTCGATATAAATTTTAATCGAATCAAATCTCAAAAAATTATTATCAAAAAAATTGAAAAATGGAACCGATCCATCAAAATCAAAATATTCAAATGCGGTGTCTTTTGTCATACCATCCTTTTCTTTCATAAATTCTCCTTACCAAATTTTGTTAAGATATTTTCCAAGAAATTTGTTCTTCAATCGTCTTGCAGGTGTTTTGAAATTGCCTCTGAAACACTCAAAAATGGCGTTTAAATCCCCTAAAATTCTTCCGACATGGTAGCAGTTGCGTCTTATCTTTTTAATCATTCTAAAGCCTTTTAAAAAGTTTGAAAAAAACAATGAACCGTAATAACCCCATTCGATTGTTCTACAATTTTTGAATAATCGTTATTACCCGAATCAAAATTATTAATAAAAGGCAACTCCCGCAACACATTTTCTTGTTGAGGAGTCGGGAAGATTTCTTGACCGTCAAATGTTTCCCATTTCATTTTTTAACCTCTTTCACTCGATTCAGCAGGGTTTGTTTAATTCCGTTATATTCATCATGTTTTTTCACTGTGCCTTTAATTCTGATTTCGTCCCCAACTTCAGCTTCCAAATCCCGACCAGAGCAGAACCAAGAAATGCTGTTTCCATTAGAATCTTTGAATTTGTAGAGCCGGGATGTTCCGTACATTGTACCAATCAGTTTTGTATCGACAATTTTAACATCAATTTCAATTTTTTCCCCTACCATACCAACATGGCGGGAATTGTCAATCATTTCTTGACGCTGTTTTTCTTTTTCAATTTTTTTCAAATGGCCCATATAAACCCAAACCATCGAAACGGCCAAACCCATCATTTTTTCGGAAACACAATCTTCTATCATCAATTGTTTTACGTTGTAGGTGTATGAATCATTTTCTTCTTTTTGATAAAAATAATTGTAAACCTGAGAAATGAAAATTCGATCTTCTGTAGTAATATCAAAATCATCTTCGTCAATCAAAACCCGACTCGCAGTTGATATTTCATTTTCGTAACGCTCATCTTGTTTTGAAAAAAATCCATATTTTTCAAT